AATCAAATTTAAGAACACCTTTACCAACCTGATAACCACCTGAGTCACCAAGTATCATAGTGTTGTTTCTATCACGTTCTTGAACCATAGCATCTTGTACCATAGTTTTTTCTAAATTTAATTGTGCGTGACCTGCGGAGTACAATCCATATTTGTATGTAAAGTATCCTTCATCTGCATTAAGGAAGTTCATACCTTCAATACCACGATCAAATCCTTTAGGAATACGATCTTGTGGAACAAAGTCTCCTTGCCTCTGTTTAGCAACATAAGTGCTATAGAAAGAACTAATTGCTGGTAGATACACAGCGTAGTCCTTTTGTAATGGTGTTAAGTTAACTGGTTTCATAATATTATTTAGGCCGCCTGTGCTGGAATGATATATTTGTATGAAGCAAGTCCGCTGTCTAATTCTATTTGAATAGCACCTTCATTACTTAGGCTCATCTTAGTGTTGTTTACATCTGCAATTTTTAAAATTGCAAGTACACTTGCTACAGGCCATGTCCAACCTCTATCTAACGTACCTTCAACATCTTGTGCAAATACAAACTCACCACCATGCGATGATGCATCACCAAAGATAAACTTCAAGTTAGTACCATCAGTTTTTGCTAAGAATGTAGGATGTTCGCTATTAGCGCCTGCTTGGAAATTAAAACGCTGTACTGCTGGAAGTGACGGACTTACATGTACGTCCCAGTTAACACCTCTAAACTTAACAGTTTTCATCTTTTCATTGATGTGTTCTGTAAGCATAAATTGATAACTGTTTTTAAAGTCAGCATCTTTGTTTACAAATTCTAATCCTGTAGGAATAGTAGCGCCATTGCGTTCACCTGACTTTACAGTAATTACAGCATCTTTCTGATACTCACTACCGTCAAGTAAATATTTTAGTTTTTGCAACTGCGGCATACCAAATACACCAAGCATGTCTGGGTAAGGGTTATGTGTAGTTGCTTCCATGATGACTGATCTGTCATCTGCCATTGAAAACATAGTAGTTGCACCTTCTTCGCCTGTAATTTTTACAGTTGTAAGAAAGCCCAAGTTTTGTGTATGTTCCACAATATCTTTTAGAATGTCTTTCATTATAGAGTTCTCCGTTTGTTAATATACATTATATTTAGGTTTTAGTTTAATTGCAAGAACTTTTTTCACCAATTTACTCAAAATCAAACAATTTGTTAAAGTTGTTATCACTTCTTGTAGAGCTGATATCCCACTCCAACACACCAATAAGGTTTCCTAGCTTTTCATCAATCACTGAATTTTCCATCTCAGCATCGTTGAAAGGCAGTTTTTTAAACCATTCTGGTAAACGTAATTCATCTACAGGATACGCAACACTTGTGAATCCCATAGGGTTATCTTTAACTTTACAAACGATCACTTTTGCACCATCTGTAATAGTTACCGAATACTTGTCATCTTCCATACGCTTTAGCGTATTCCAATTAATACTTGCTCGAACATGTCCGGGCATGTTCGCTTTGCCTTGTTTCTTTTCTTTATTACCATACTCAGTAATTTTGTTTGCACGTTTAGGAGAACCTTTCTCCCAACCTGGCCTTGTTTTAAATTCAGTTCTAAATTCTGTAATGTAGTCTAGCACTTCTTGTTGCTCTTTACCTGCTAGTACCATTTCTAATACATTGCTCAAAAAGTCTTGAATTACAACAGGAGTATCAGAACGTTTCAAGTCTAAACCCATTGCTTTAATATTACCTGGCTTTCCTTCTGTATCTACTCGCTTACCTTCTATGTCATAGTATAGAACTGCGTATCTTTTCTTTGTAATAAACAAACCTTTACTTGCAACAATCTCTCTTGCTGCCGCAATAACATCTGATCTGCTTTTAGGACAATGGAAAGTTTCAGACATAAATTTAGGAAATGTAGTATTTGCTTCATCGCAGATTTGATCATACAAAGCCATAACACTATCTTTATCCCAAGGAATGTTTCCCTTATCAATCTCTTCTTTTAACGTATTGTACGCACTAAAGTAAGATGAATCAGTGTCACCATAAACAATTGCTTTACCTGTATGATTATATTCGCCTGTAATAATCTCATTAACTTTTGCACTCATATGCTTAACAATTTGTCTACCTGTTAGTGTAGTTGATTGTCCAATACGGTTATCAAAGAATCTACAACCTGGATTTAGAATAGCACCATACAAACTGTTAAGTAGAATCTTTTTAACAAGTTGTCTTTTTGCCCAATACTCTTCTTCAATACCATTACCTGCTTTGATTGCATCACGCATCTTTGCCTGCATTTCTTTACGTTCTTTGTACCAACGCTTTAGCAGTCCTGGAATAACACCTTCTTTTTCATATGTAAAGATTGTACCATTAGCACTTAGCATCCAAGGTTGATTGCTTTCAAAGATTAAATCATATACCTGTGCCGCACTAATTGTGTCATGCTTATCATTACCTTCCCAGTCAATAGTAATTTGCCTACCTACTTCACGTGCCATGACAGAGTCAAACTCAACAGATCCAAATTGTCCTTCCCAAGCATTTGCAAAACTTTTACCTTTTGCCATTTCGCTTTCGATACGTGCTTTTGTTCCGTCTTGTCTTAGTTGTCCTACAATTGTTTCAGGACCCATATTCAAAGCTCTAATAACAGATGGATACAGTGAATTCAAGTCAACACTACCAATCCATTCATGAATACCTTTTTTAGGATATGCAACATAAGCACCTGCCGCAGGCTCACTGCCTGGTTCACGTCTTACTCTGTTAGGAACAATCATGCCACGTCTGTGTGCTTCGTTAATAATACCTTGTTCTGTAACAGCAACAGCACCCATTGTAGTCTGAATAAGAACTGTGTTTTCATGTGCAACTGTATTAGCAAGATCAATAAATTTAAGTTTTTTATCTAGTTTATCAAGCAGTGCAGTATCTTGAATGTTATATTCAATAAACGTTCTAAAGTCATTGTTGTATAGTGCATCAAGAGAACCTTCATAAACTGTTTTCTTTTCACCTACTTCTAGTTCACCAATAGCATCAAGTCTATATGTATGACGCTCCTCATAGTTGTATTTTCTATACAGTTCTAATGAGTCAACATGCACCCTTCCAATCAAATCATATGTAATAGAAGTTTTACCAAACTTTTCATACTCACGCTTTTTAGGATACTGATTCCAAAGACACAATCTTTTTGTATCTTCTTTGCTTAAAGTTTTTGTAATTCTGTTAACAGTATAAGGAATATCAAAGCCTTCGCTGTTCCAACCACTTAGCACATCAGCATCTTGTATAAGATCTAAAAATGCATCAAGCATCTCGCTTTCTTTTTCAAACAGCATAACATTGTCAATGCCTTCAATAGTTTTCTTTGCTTCTTCCATAGAAAGTGTCTTAGGTGGAATAGCAAGACATACCATTGTTTCCATCCATTGCAAATATACAGCAACAGACGTAATAGGCATAAACGCATCTTCTGGTGATGCATAACCACGCTCAGGATCAAAGTCAACCTCGATATCAAAAAACGCTACGTTTAGTTTAGGTGCGTCTTGATTGAGATAGTTGTCCTCAAGCATTCTATAAATTGGATTGATGTCGCTCTCATAAAGTTTCTTGTTGCTGTGTATAGCAAGTTCTTTACGAAGCTCTTTGATATTTTTACAAGTTACCCTTGACAGTGGTTTGTCATGGATGGATTTGTATTTCCCTCTTGGGTCCTCGTAATAAAAAATGTGTCTTGGATTGTATTCTCGATAATGGCGTTTGCCTTTGTCATCACGTTCAACAACGTTAATAACATCTTGCCCTCGGTCATAGAAAGCGTCTACGTAACTCATGTTTTCTCCTGTATGTCATTTTTGGCTGACAAATACCTAAAATGCAGTTTATGGCCTGCGGTTACCTTCTTCATTAATACTTATCTTTCTACTTACAGTGTGTATAATAAACCGGCTACACCAACTAAACCTAATGTAAGGTTAGTTACAATTAGTGCAGGTTCGTTCCATATACAACTTACAATTAACCAAACAAAACTACCAAGTACTAGCACAATAGGTCCTGCAGGATAATATCCTAGGGCATTGATTCCTGTGCCAAATATTAGAATAACAGTGGCAGTCCATTTTAAAAATATATCTGATTTTAATATCATACATGTATTATACGATATTTTTAGGTTAATGTCAAGTATTATATAAGATTTATTGCAATAAGAAATCCAAAAACATTAATACATGCAAAATACCCTGTTAGTAGCATAACCCAAGCAGCACCACGTCTTATTGATGCGTAGCACTGTGTTACACTACCTACAAAGAAAAATGGATATATAATAACCATGTTTGGATCTTTTGCGTTAAAAGCAAGTGTTAGACTTGCGATTACGGTAAAGATAAAACTAACTAGCTCAAAGCCAAATGCTGTTTTGTCAGACTTATAACTGTCTATCCAAAAGTATTTAATTTTATCCAATTACTCACTCCCGGTATTGCCGGAAGGTAAATTGTTAGTGATACCAAGAATGCCTTCGATGTCTTCCCATTCTTCTTGGTGTTGAGCCCAGTTGTCTTTATGTGCAATTCTAATTGCTTTGTTAATAACAGATGGTTTGATTTGTAGTTCTTCTGCTACTGCTTTTACAGTGTCCTTAAGACCTTCATTTAGATCTTCTACTTCACGTAAAACGTTGGAACCTTCTTTAATCAATCTCTCTAGCTTGGCCTTTTCTTCTGGCCCGTATATTTTTGACATAAATTATCTCCTAGTTGAAGTACTATTATATAGTCATAAAAAAAGCCAGTCAAGTTAATAACTGGCTTTAGTTTAATTTTGGT